CTCACCAGTACGAAGGAAGGTGTCAAGACGGAATCCTCGTTTCTCTCTCTCAGCCTTACGCTTCTTCCACCGCTCAACCGTCGCTTCAAGCTTCTTGGCATCGGGCTTATATCCCTTGTCACCTGGCTTCAGCCCTTCATTTGGGTCGTGTCGTTTATACAAGCTCAGCGGTTGGTCGATGTCAATAAGCTCTATCTGTGCCGCAGTGTGTCCCCAGTACCATTCATACATAGGCACGCGCCATAGGCCGAAGAAGAAATATCTCGGCATCACGAGCCACTGGCGCTGCTTTCGGTCTGCGAAGGCTGAGCCGTACTTTGTTCGCGAAGGATAGCTTCGACTTCCTCCACTCTCATTCTCATCAGCGAATCCCTTGCCTCGGTCAGTGACATGATAGTCTTGAAGAACTGCACCTGCGGAACTTTTTTTTTACCCGCTTCCAGTATCGGCTCTAACTGAATGTTATCGTACTCCTTCACGTAGTAGAACCAGCGCCACAGCAGCCAATAACGCAGTTTCAGCTTCCAGTACCCGTCAAGGATAATAATTGCCGCCGCCTTGCACGCCAGCTTTGCATCTTCGAGTATCGCATCCATCACATAGCTCCCGGATGTCCCGTCTGCCTCGTCAGACGCTTTCTTTCTATTCACACCTATCAACAGTCGCGTCAGCTTTTCCAACTGACCATTCTTCAGCCAGCGGATCTTATACTTCTTTTTCGTGCGAAGAATCGTCACTTCTTCTGCATCGTTGTTGACCAAGGTCATGTAAAGCCTCTGAGCGTTAAGCGACGGCTGCTCCACAATCGTCTCATCACTGTCTTTTCTTCCCATCGTTCTCTTCTTTTTCGTTATTCATTCGTTCTAAAAGTGTTTCACGTACAACACGCGCAAAACGCTTCTCCATGCCGCTTGCTTCGTCCGTGTCGTTGATGCAGAGCACCTGAACGTCAGGATCGAGAATGGCATTATGCACAGCTTCCAGTCCGTCACCCGCATGGACGTAACGGCGCACGGGAGTATGGTCAACATACTTGCCTGTAAAATGTTGCCAGTAGCCGTAAATATACTGGTTCATGTTCTTTTCGCTGCGATCAGGTGTGATAGAGCTGAAAATAGCTTCACTATGACGCTCCCAGATAGCATCCATTGTACTACGCAGGATAGGCGATAGGCTATGTCCGCAATCAAGGTATTCCGTCTCGTAGTGCTTGCCGAAGTCGGCAGCAATCATATTGAGACCGCGGAAGACACCGCGCATGAATAGGTTCGGGATAAACGGATTCTCACGATATGACCTGATAACGTGATGCTGGCACGGCTTACCGTTCCTGAAAAAGTCAGTCGGAGCTAATGGCTTCAGGATATACATGTCATCGTTGGCATAGATGAAACGCTCCGCAAGGTCGGGTATCTGGTTCAGGAACATTTCTATAGCTGTTGAATTAAACGTAGGAATGAACCTGAAAGGAATGAACGCCTTGTGAAACACAAGACGAACCTTCGGATTGCCTTTCGCCAGCTTGCTTAGCCAAGGCTTCACCTGGCCTTCATCGGAAAGAAGGATGTGTACATAGCGTAGCCATGGCATATTCTTCAACACCAGACGAACGGCAATCTCCTCCGTCCCCCAGCTTCGCCAGCGTGGGGTAATCTCCGAGTCAATGGCAGGACGGCCTATCGCCTCTTCCCACGAGCGACGCCACGCTTCGTCATCCGTGAACACCATCGGTAATACATAGTCTATCGGCTTCATAGCTTTTCTTTTTTTTGAATGAAAAGAGGGCAGAGGCAGCATCAGAGCCACCGCTGCCCTCTCGGATAAAGTAATCGCCTTCGATTAAGCCGCCTTGTCGAGAACACCAAAGGCAGTCGGGTCGGCTCCGGCAGCGATATTGCCGCGGAGAACAACGCACAACGGCTTGTTCGAGCCATCGAAGATAGCCTGAGCCATGAACTTCGCCTTCTTGATGAAGAGAAGCTTGTCCTCGGTGTCGTTGAGAATCAACAGACCAAGGTAGATGGCCTTCTGGGCAACAGCATGGCCTTTGCCAGTGAACGTAACTGCTTCGCTCGAAAGCGAGTTGGCGGGAAGCGTCAGGCTGGCGCTCTTACCAGCATCGCCGAAGCACACCTCCATGATGTTGGTCTCATGGCACGGAATCTCCAGCATAATCTCACCGTCACCAGGAGTGAATGTGCTCACCCAAGCGGTGTTCATACCCTGAATCTTGAAGGTCTCGATGCTCGGAGCACCCGTGTCAAAGTTGAAACCCGACTCGTCGGAAACAGGGAACTCAAGCATGTCGCTTGCCGAGGGGGTAGCAACGGCAATGCCGGCACTCTGACCGGAAGACGCCGTGGTGAAATCCACACCGCCCTTCACGACGAATACTGAGGATATGCCCTCAAACACATCGTTCTGTAATTCAATCTTTCGTTTCATATTGCTATAAGTTGTATAGTTCTGTTTATTTGTTGCTATTTACAGCAACTACTTCACATTTCTCGCATTGAACTTCGTCCGTATCGAGAACATTATCTGCGTGACTTGATAACCATAGCCGTCCTCGCCCTGCATCAACACTCTGGGCTTTGTGGCAGAGATATGCTTGCCGTTAATTGGGAACAGGTCTTGAATCTGCTGCACAAGGTCACTCTGAGCACCGATGTTAAGAGTGTTGTCAGTCTTGGCCTTGCAGAAGACAGAGTACGTGCCGTAGCAGCCAGCCATCACCTCCATTTTACCCTTGATTCTTCCGCGAACTTCAGTTGGGATGTCAACGACAATGAAATTCATAAGATCATCCCCGCCTGACTTCGGACGGTCGCCGAGGAAGGTCTTTTTCCCAATGCCGTTCACAGCGTTTACAAGGTCGCCGTAAATCAAGTATAGTAAAGGTTTCTTTGTGTCTGCCATAGCTCCTAATTAAACTTCAAGTAATGAACTCCAAGTTGCTCCGCACGTGCGTAGGCTTGCATGATACCAGTAGTACCTCTTTTTATCTCTATCCAGTTGGCATATTCCACGGGATAGGCGACAACGATGTCAAACAGGTTAAGTCCTTGCGGAACGTACTGCTGAAAGAAGCGACGCGCATCATCTTCGCCCCAACCACCATTCGTCTGTATCGTGGGCAGATAGCGGCTTTCGTCGCCATCATAGTCTGGCTTGAAGTAATAACGCTTGCGAGATCGCTGTCGCATCTTAACCTGTATGGCTTTCGGTACATACTGGGCTGCATAATAGGCATTGATAGGCTCACGCTCTCGGTAAAGACATACGACAATGGAATTAATCAGGTTCCCAGTGAAGTTATGGGCGCCTTCGGCGGTCTGCCTGGCTCGGATAGCTTCCTGACACAGGTCGGTACAGAACTTCCGACAACGTTTTTCAACCTCGTCGAATATCCTTGTCCTATATGCCGCAATTCCGTTGCGGACAATCTGTGCGTTAGCTCCTGACATATTTCCAGAGTATGTGTGTACCTAAATTGCTTGGTCGCCTGTCGATAACCAACCCGTATTCCTTATATCCGAAACGCTGTAACTCAATCCTGTCACCCTCTGCGGGAATGGTCTCTTCCGTCCACTCATCCTGTTTGAAAGGCAATGCGAGTGTCCTATAGGACGCAATCACGTCTCCATTGTCCGATATAGTGTCACGGTTATCACTCCTGCAAACACCCTCATAAATCACCGTCATTCCTTCATCCTGCTCGTCAGCTTCGTCAGACCCATTGCTCTCATTACTCTCATTATTCCCATCGTTCTCTTCATTCCCATTAGCTTCGGATTCCTCGTCAGCCATAGGGTATTCGTCAACCATGGGGTCGAGTACGTTAGCTTGGTCTTCCATCGGCTCAGTAGCAGCATAGCGGATAATGCGGCAATAGTGAGGGAAGCGAGGGTTTTTTATTTGAGTCATAGCGCTGTTTTGTCTGTTACTGTATTACAGCAACTACACATACCTTCGGATTTTACGGAACCCCGTTCCCTTCATTCCCCATTTGTTGGCAAGCAACTCTACACGAGAGTCGGTAACACCCCATTTGGCAAGAAGGTCACGGGCGAGAATCAAATACTGCATAAGCTGCGACTTCGACCATTGCTCGCTTCCTTCCGAATGCTCCCAATCACCATCCCTGTCTGTCACTTTCTGCGACTGGATGGGATTAAAAGCTATGCGGATAAGAAGATAGGCAAGGGCAAGGTCTTTCTCCTTTTCAGTAAGCTCAATAGCAGCTGCACCAGGTTCAATGCCCGCGTCAATGAGAATACCATTGATGGTACTCTCACTGACATTGGCATTGGGAGAAATACTTCGGATGTAATCCTCAGCAGTGATGATTATTGGATTCTCAACGTCGGCCATGGTTCAAGTTAATTTCCTGTTACTGCTCGCTCCAGACGGTAGCGATACCGTAATCGTTGACGTTGTTGAACACGGGGCCAGCGAAAAGCTCGCAATCCACAATGTTCTTGATGGGACGCTCCTGCCAGCTGTTCAGGATGGCAATGCGATCCTCCACAAACGAATAGCGGTCGGAGGGACTCAGACCACCCATCTTCACACGGTCAACATAGACGCTGTTCATGCACTTCATTTCGAAGGGTCGATAAGCGCGACTGGCAGCGGCCATATTGTGAATGTCGAAGGCGGGAGCATCGGCGACGGGCTTGCCGTCTTCCTCGTGACGCGACTGGAAATCGATGACCTGGAAGGGCCAAATCTTCAGCTCGTCGTGCATCCAAGCCAGAACGTCCAAACGATTAACCTTCACACTGGAAGGATTGTAGTAGTTCTTGCTGGCCTTGTAGGCACTCAGCACGCTCGGATGGAGCAGCATCTTGTCAAGAAGGGTGTCCGACAGCTTCCAGTGGTCAACACCAAGGTTGCGGGTCTTAGTGTAGTACTTCTGGAACGTCAGGATATCGTCGATCACGTCAGCACTTGTGTTCGCCGTGCCGTCGGTGTTGAACCAGTTCTTGCCAGCGTCGGGCGATACAAAGTTCTCGTCGGGAATCTTGAACTTGAAGTCGTAGCTATCACCGTCAACGGCCACATCGTGAATCTCACCCGTTGACATGGCCTGCATGACCATATAGGTGAGTTCGTTGTGCACGCCTCCGAGCATGTTGTCGGAGTTCTGGATGAAGGCATCAACAATGGCTTCGCCAAAGGTGATGTCGTTGACCTTGCTGTAACGACGAAGTTCAATCAGATCGTCCTGGTCAATAGTGAAACCATGACCTACCTTGGGCAGGGTGCCTCCGTAGATTTCCCAACCCTGGGTCGAGCGCATAGGCTTCTCGGAATGACTTCCAAGAATGCTGGCACGTACCAGAATCGGAGTCTTCTTGATGCCCTGCTTCCACTCACGTTCATTGCTCGGCTTTCCCCAAGAAGCAAACTGACGCCACAAAGCACCATTGTACTTTGCGTTCACGTTGTCGAGGATAAGACCGAAACTTTCAGCATCTACATACTGATGCAGACCGCTGATTCCATAAAGATTCTTGTCTCTCATAAGATACTCCTTTCAGTTTACTTGCGGTTAGAGAAATTGAAATAGCACCCATTGTCGCGCAGAGCCTTCTTCAGACTGGCTGTCAGAGGGGGCATACGGCGTTCCAGAACGGGACGGACACAGAAATAGACGGGATCGACATCGATAGCATAGGCATCGGTGGCGAGCACGCTGTCGCAATAGGTAAGGCCGTTGGGAACAACCTTAACCTTCTTCACCTCACTCGACTTGGCTTCGGCAAGCACATCACCCTCTGCGATGAAAGCGGAGCTGCCGGAAGCAACAGAGTCCATAGTCAGGATGTCGTAGTCGTTGGCACTGCTGTCAACGGCAGTAACGGTGGCGAGATTGCCCGCAGCCTGAGTGAGGTCATCACTCACCACCAGAAGTTTCATGCCAACCTTGGCAACGCTGCCAGTCTCGAACTTCGCTACCTTTACCTTGTTGGTGGCCACCTCAACGGAAAGCACCGC